CCTTTCGGCGAAAAAAAGTGCGTATTTCCAGCGGGATTCCGAACAGACATACGGAGGACGGCGCTTGGCGACTGCGAGCAAGGCCCCAGCGATCCATGAGCCCGAGCTGACTGCTCTCGCGGACCTCAAGCCGCACCCCCGCAACTACAGGCGGCACCCGGACTACCAGCAGACCCACCTCCAGCAGTCACTGCGCGAGCACGGCCTCTACCGCAACGTCGTAGTTGCCCAGGACGGCACCATCCTGGCGGGCCATGGCGTCGTGGAGGCTGCCGCTGCTCAAGGTCTGACCGAGGTGCCAGTCGTGCGACTGCCGCTTGCGCCGGATGACCCGAAGGCGCTCAAGCTGCTGGTGGCCGACAACGAGCTGGCCCGCCTGGCCGAGTCTGATCAGGAGCTGCTGGCCAGCCTGCTCCAGTCCATCGACTCTGGCCTGGATGATCTGCTGGGCTCTGGCTTCGACCAGGCCAGCCTGAGCGCTCTGCTCCAGCTCGGGACAGTTGACCCGCAGGAAGCCTGGGCTGGGATGCCCGCCTACGACTCCGAAGACAAGGGCGGGGCCTTCCGCACCATCGTCCACTTCCGCACCGAGGAGGATGCCGCAGCCTTCTTCGCCCTGATCTCCCGCGAGCAGTCAGCCACCCTCTGGTGGCCCGAGCATGACGGCTTCGTGGGTGAGTCCACCACGGGCAAGGTGCGCTGGGAGGAGGAGGCGTGAATCCCCGCCACCCCGTCTACATCGTGAGCAAGGGCCGAGCCGAGTCAGGGCTCACTGCCCACTTCCTGGACAAGATCGAGGTGCCCTATCACCTGGTCGTGGAGGCCCAGGAGGTGGAGGCCTATGCCGACCACTTCCCAGCCGAGCGGCTGCTGGTCCTCGACCCTGCCTTCCAGGAGGCCTACGACACCTGCGATGACCTGGGCGCAAGCAAGTCCCGAGGGCCTGGGGCTGCCCGCAACTTCGCCTGGGAGCACAGCCTCCAGGCAGGTCATGCCTGGCACTGGGTGATGGACGACAACATCCGCTTCTTCGGCCGCCTGCACCGCAACCAGAGGATCGTGGTTGGGGACGGCACCATCTTCCACGCCATGGAGACGTTCGCCATGCGCTTCCGCAACGTGGGCATGGTGGGCCCCGCCTACGAGTCCTTCACCCCCAGCCGGGCCAAGGCTCCAGCCTTCCTGATCGGCAGCCGGATCTACTCCTGCAACCTGATCCGCAACAGCCTGCCCTGGCGCTGGCGGGGCCGCTACAACGAGGACACCGATCTGAGCCTGCGCCTGCTCAAGCACGGCTGGGCGACCGTCCAGTTCAACGCCTTCATCCAGAAGAAGGTGGCCACCCAGATCATGGACGGCGGCTGCAACGACGACTTCTACAAGCTGGAGGGCACCCTCCCGAAGTCGCAGATGCTGGTGCGTCTTCACCCCGATGTGACGAAGTTGGTCTGGCGCTTCGGCCGCTGGCACCACCACGTTGACTACTCCCAGTGGCGCGGCATGGGCCTGGTCAAGGACGAGTCCTTCACCGAGGAGACTGACTACCGCCTGGTGCTGATCGGGGGCGAGCTGTGAGCCAGTGCACTGAGCAGACCGCGCACGGCAGGCAGTGCCGCAACCAGTCCATCGAGGGCACCGACCGCTGCCAGATCCACACCTTCGGGATGCCCGCCGGGGCAGTGAAGCCGACCATCTGGAACGAGGACGTGCAGGCCCGCCTGATCGCCAGCCTGCGCTCCGGCAACTACCTCCACATCGCCGCCAAGGCTGCCGGGATCTCCCTGGACACCTTCAGGACCTGGATGGTGCGAGGCAAGGAGGGCGAGGAGCCCTGGGCCACCCTCAAGGTGGAGGTGGAGAAGGCCAGGGCCGAGGGCCAGGTGCGAAACGTGGCCATCATCGCCAGAGCTGCCGAGACGGACTGGCGGGCAGCGGTCTGGCTCCTGGAGCGCAGTGCACCTGAGCTGTGGGGAGCCGTCTCGGTGCGGGTCAGGTCTGACGCCGAGCCGCCGCCTGACCAGGAGGTACTGGAGGCCGAGGTGGACCCGTTCGCGGAGTTCGATGAGCTGGCTGAGCGCCGTGCCGCCCGAGCTGGGTGACCTCGACGGCTTCGCCCGCTTCTGCCACCTGCTGACCCTGGAGAACGGGAGGCGGATGGAGCTGGAGCCCTTCCAGCGGCAGATGCTGGGCGACTACTTCGCGGGCTTCATCGAGACGCTGGTGCTGCTGTCCAAGAAGAACGGCAAGACCACCCTGCTGGCAGCTCTGGCGCTCTATCACCTGGTCACCACCAGGGACGCCGAGTGCGTCATCGGGGCCACCTCCAGAGATCAGGCGACCATCCTCTACGAGCAGGCTGCCGGGTTCGTCTCCCGCAGCGAGTTCCTTCAGAAGCGCCTGGTGGTCAAGGGCGGCTACCGACAGATCCGCAAGCGGGGGGAGCGCGGCCGGATCAGGGTGCTGGCCGCCGACGTGGATACCGCTGACGGGATCATCCCCACCCTGGCCCTGGTGGACGAGCTGGGCCGCCACCGCTCGGCTGAGCTGTACGCGATCTTCCGCCACGGCCTGGGGCCCCGTGATGGCCAGATGCTGAGCATTAGCGTGGCGGGTGTCTCAGTCCAGAGCCCGCTCGGCATGGTCAGGGCCGCCGCCTACAAGCTGCCCCACCTGGAGCGAGACGGGCACTACCTCTACGCCCGCTCGGATGACAACGGCTTCGCCCTCCATGAGTGGGCCCTCCAGCCCGAGGACGACACCTCGGACATCGCCGTGGTCAAGGAGGCCAACCCGGCGAGCTGGCAGACGGTGGCCAAGCTGGCCCAGGCTCATGACTCCCCCAGCACCTTGCCCTGGGAGTGGCAGCGGTTCGTGTGCGGGATCTGGACTGGTGCGGAGGGCTCCTGGCTGAAGCCTGAGGAGTGGGCCGACGCCCTCTCGGAGGAGGAGCGGCTGGAGCCTGGGGATCGCATCGCCATCGGCTTCGATGGAGCCCGCTACGGAGACGCCACCGCCATCGTGGCCTGCCGGATCGAGGATGGGCTGCTGGCCCTGCTCGGGCTCTGGGAAGCACCGAGAGGGGTCCCGGTCTGGGAGATCCCGGCCGGGAAGGTGGAGCGAACGCTGGCCGATGCCATGGAGGAGTACGCCGTGGTCAGGGGCTACTTCGACCCGCCGCTGTGGCAGTCCGAGATCGACTCCTGGGCCAGAGACTTCGGGGAGCCCGCCGTCACCCGCTACCCGACCAACCGCTCCAGGTTCATGGGAGCAGTGGAGCGCTTCCGCACTGACCTCAGGGCTGGGCAGATCAGCCACACCGGAGACGAAGACCTGACCCGCCACGTTCTCAGCAGCCAGATGAGGGAGACGCGGGGCGGCTACTGGCTGGAGAAGGGCGTGGCTGGAGACAAGATCGACGCCGCCGTGGCGGCCGTCCTGGCCTACGAGGCCCGCTGCGATGCCATCAGCACCAACGACGCCGACCGAGGGGAGTACGCCTTCCTGTGAGCACCACGGAGACTCAGCAGATCGTCCTGCCCAGGCTGGCCGAGCGCACCCCTGAGCAGTGGCGTGACTACCTGGCCCAGCTCCTCAACCTGCGAGCCATCGAGGCAGCCCTCTACGAGGACTACTACTCGGGCAGGCATCCGCTCCAGTTCGCCACCTCCAAGTTTCGGGAGGCCTTCGGGGCGCTGTTCGGTGCCTTCGCGGACAACTGGTGCCAAATCGTGGTGGACGCGCCAGTGGAGCGCCTGCGGGTGGTCGGCTTCAGGGTCACGGGCAACGTCTCCGATCAGGCCTGGGCGGTCTGGCAGCAGAACCACCTGGATCGAGAGTCGGTCATCGCCCACACCGAGGCAGGCAAGTCCGGCCGAGCCTTCCTGCTGGTTGACCCGACCACGGATGAGGATGACCCTGGAGCCCGCATCACCGTGGAGCACAGCAGCCAGGTCATCGTGGTCTGCGATCCAGGGGACAGGGATGAGCGCCTGGCAGCTCTGAAGCGCTGGGCCGGGGATGACGGCTACGCCTATGCGACCCTCTACCTGCCAGACCAGGTGCTGCGCTGGGAGTCAGCCGAGCCGCTGGCCTCCCATGGCACCAAGGTCAACGGGGTGGACTGGGTGCCCCGCACCGACAGCCCTCCCGAGGTGGAGAACACGCTCGGGGTGGTCCCCGTCATCCCGCTGGAGAACAAGCCGGGGCTGATGGGCGAGGCCCACTCGGATCTGGAGCCAGCGATCCCACTCCAGAACGCCGTCAACAAGCTGTGCACCGACCTGATCGTGGCCTCCGAGTACGGGGCCTTCCCGCAGCGGGTGGTGACCGGGATCGAGGTGCCCAAGGACCCGGACACTGGCCAGCCTCTGGCCGCCGCCGAGCTGAAGGCCTCCATGAGCCGCCTCTGGTCGTTCAAGCCGCCCGATGCCAGGGTCACTGCTCTGCCTGCCGCCGACCTCAACAACTTCGTGGTCGGCATCGAGATGTTCGTGCAGCACCTGGCCGCTCAGACCAGGACGCCGCCGCACTACCTGCTGGCCAAGATGGTGAACATGAGCGGCGATGCCCTCTCGGTTGCCGAGGCGGGGCTCGTCTCCAAGTGCCGCCAGAAGATCCTGTTTTACAGCGACCCCTGGGAGGAGGCCATCGCGCTCGCCCTCCAGGGCTCTGGCACCGAGGTGAGTGAGGCCGACTGCGAGGCCATCTGGGCCAACCCCGAGCGGGTCGCCCAGGGCCAGCTTGTCGATGCCGCAGTCAAGAAGTCCACCATCGGCATCCCGCTCCCGGTCATCTGGCTGGAGCTGGGCTACACGCCCGAGCAGATCGCGGATATGACCAAGATCGAGGAGGCAGCGAAGGAGGCCGAGCTGGAGGCCGCTGCCAAGGCCGAGGCTGCTGCGGCCAGGGAGATCCTGACCTCCCAGCCAGGCGAGGCTGTGCCCCCTGGCGAGCCCGCACCAGCCGCTGCACCCCCAGGCGGCCCAGCAGCTCCAGGGGCCAGGCCTGCACCACCTGCACCACCTGCACCGCCAGCACCACCCAAGACCTGACACGCACACCTAGAGGAGGGGACAGATGGACGAGCCATCGCCCACCGAGCCGCAGGCTGGCCAGGAGCCGCCCGTGGTCGAGGGCCAGGAGCCCGCAGGTGAGGGACAGCCAACCGAGGCCCCGGACGGGCAGGAAGGCCGCACCTACACCGAGCCCTACGTCAAGCAGCTACGCAGGGAGAACGCCGCAACGCGGACCCGCCAGGCCGAGCTGGAAGCCCGGCTCCAGGAGTACGAGGACCGCGACAAGTCAGAGCTGGAGAAGCTGACCGCAAGCGCCAGCACTGCCGAGCGGCGAGCGACCGAGGCCGAGGCCCGACTCCTCCGCTACGAGATAGCGGCCGAGCATGGGCTGGGCATGGAGGCCGCTGCCTTCCTGACTGGCACCACCCGCGAGGAGATCGAGCTGCGGGCAGAGGAGCTGGGCAAGCTGCTGACCGAGAAGGGCCGACCGCCCGCCGGGTCCTTCGACGGCGGGGCGCGTAGTCCCGTGCCTGAGATCAAGTCACCGGAGGAGGCGCACCAAGACCTCCTTCGCCAGGCGCTGGGTCACCGCACCTGACAGCCCGCCCGGCACGACCGGGCCGCAGTGAAGGGACACGCCACTCATGGCGACTCCGAACCAGATCCCGCTGCGTGAGAATCCCCCGATTGCGGGTGGCTACCTTCTGCCACCCGAGCAGGGCGAGATCCTCACGGACGCGATCCTCATGGAGGCAGGGGCCATCGCCCTTGCCGGGGACAGCCGCGCCACCTCTGCCGTCAAGACCCAGTTTCCGATCTGGCTGGGTCAGCCCACGGCCGGGGCGGTCGGTGAAGGCTCACCGAAGCCAGTAACGGGTGCCGCCTTCGACATCACCTACATCAACATCAAGAAGTTCGCCACCATCGTGCTGTTCACCGACGAGATGTTGGAGGACGTGCAGACTGGCGACCTCAACGTGCTGGTGGATGCCGGGGTGCGGAAGGCGATC